GGCTCCTCGATCCGGTTGAGAACCTTCACCGTCTCGGTGATCTGTTGCAGCAGGATCGCCTCTTCCCAATCGGCGCTCTCCTGCCCCAGCGCGTCGATGGTCTTGATCATGAAGGTGCCGGCGCGCGTCGGCGTGGTGACTTGCGTCGTGTTGCGATTGACCTGCGCAATGCTGGTGACGGCGCGTTCCCACGTCGCGGTGCCATCGGTGCGCGGCGACCACTTGACCCAGTAATACACGACATCGATCTCGCCGGTCGGTATCCACGTCAAGGTCGTGACCGGGCCGTTGGGCGTGAGATAGAGCGCGGCCGGCGGCAACGGCAGATCGAGCAGCCCGCGCGGCGTGAAATTGTAAACCACCGGCTGCGCACGACGGCCGATGTTGTCGAACGCGATCAACACGGCTTGCCACGGGCCCTGCCGCATGGTCGGCACGTCTTGGATCACGCCCGCGATCTGGCTGTATCGCCGATAGTCGCCGGCAGGGCCGCTCAATTCGAGTTGGTAGCGAGCCACCCGCGCGTCGGGCGATGCGCTCCACGACAGGATGACGCCGAACTGCGGCCAGCCTTGGCCGTCGAGGTAAATATACTCCGTATGCGTGAGGTTCGATGGCGGCAGCAGCGGACCGCTCGGCGTGAGCGAGAATGGCGGCGGCGGGATCAGAACGCCGTTGATGATGTACTCGAATTTTTGCCACAGCCATTGCGTGGCCGTCACTTCGTAGAGGGCCTGCCCGAGGTCCTTGACGCCCGAGACGCGCCACGATGTCGGCTGCACGGCGGCTTCGGCGGCGAGCCACATCGAGCCGATGGGGATCGGCTGGGTCAACCCGCTGCCGACTTGGATGCGACCAGTCGCTTGATCGATCATCGCCAGATTGGTCAGCGTAAGGATCACAGGCGGCACGACGCCCGCCGCCGATCCGACCGTCACGTAAATCGTCCAGCCCGTCATGTTGGCGAGCATCGCGTCGGGCAGTCGGTCGAGCGCGATGGCGTTGGGCAACGGCTCGGCCAGCGTTCGCCCAGCAAGTCGTGCGCCTGCGCGCTGCGGATCGGAAATGTCGATGATGTCGCCCGGCCGCAGATCGGCATTCTCCAAGCCGGTGCGGAAGGTCACGACCTCGGTCTCGAATTGGTTCGTATAGATCGCCCATCGACCGAAGCGCTGGGCCTGCCCGCGCGACGTGCAGCCGAAGGCGTTCTGTGTCGGCGCTTCGCGGTAGCCCTGCTGCGCCACCATCGCCTGATCGACCACCAACTCGGTCGCCTGATTGTATTGATCGTCGGGGTCGATCCATGTGACCGGCACCGCCGTCCAGCGCGAGCGATAGTCGGAGCCGGCATAGTCGAACAAACCGCCGATGACATCGGCCGGACCGAACAGTCGCGCCGCGATTGGCACCGTGCGGTCTTGCGTCAGGAACACGGTGCCGTTGGCGAAGTAGAGTTGCCCGATCATCGAGGACGCCACGGCGTTCAACACCGTGAGCGCATCCTGCCGCGTGTTGATGACGCAATTGCAGGCCCACAACGGCTCGTAGCCGCCGAGGCCGTTCGGCACCCAGGTATCGTTGTTCACCGCCGCTTCGTAGAAGCTCCACTTATCGACCGCGTTCACATCGAGGAAGCGGCCGAGCCCCCATCGTTCGTTGGTCAGCAGCGCATACAGGATCCACGCCGGATTGTTGGTCCACTGGACATAGAAGCCGCCGTTCCAGTCGCCGCTGTAGGTGCGGGCGCGCGGATCATAGTTGTTGGGGATTTCGACCATGATGCCGTCGAGCAGGTAGGCGCGGCTCGGCACACTCGGGAATTGCTGGGCGTCGACCGTGAGGGTGACGACGCACGTGTCGTCATAGGCGATGTTGCCGTCGACGATCTCGACATAGCTCGACCAGATGATGCTCGACGCGGTGTCCGACGATGGCGGCGGCTGAAGGTTCTCGACGCGGATTTGGATGCTGCCCTCGGTGTAGGGCAGTTCGATCCGCATCGCCCGCTGATAAGGCGACATCGTCTTGCCGCTGATTTGCTCGGTGAGCACGTTGGTCCACGTGCCGCCGTTCACGCTGATGTCGATGGCGAAGGTCGCCGTGGTGCCGACCACGTCGCCGTTGCTCATGTTCACATAGAGCGCCGGGATTTGCAGGACGATCCGGCATGCCGACAACGGCACGTTGAGATTGCGCACGACCGGCTGGGCGAACAGGCACTCGACGCCGACGCCAAACGGGCTTTCGGCAATCGAGAAGCCCGAGAAGGCGTCTTGGCTCGGGTAGCCCCAGCGGAAGTCGCCGGCCAAGATCGTGAATTGAAAATTGCCGGCCGGGTCTTGCACCACCGTGCCGTCGAGATAGATGCCCTTCCAGATGGTGTCGACATTGGCGAAGCCGTAGACCACGCCCTCGCTCAAGACCTCGACGATGCGCACCGTCGAGCGGCTGCGCAGCGTGTTCGGCATCTCGACCGGCTGATGCGGCGTGGTTTGCGCGCCCGAGGTGCCGCCCGACTTGCCGGTGCCCTTGGCGGCCACGCGGTTGAGGTTGCGGGGATCGGCGATGCGACGAACAACGATCTGTGGGTCGTCGTCGCGCTGGGCCATTTCAGAAATCCTCCGCAGTGAGCGCGGCAGAGATCACGACCGAGCCGACGAGATGCGTGCCGAAAACCAGCGGCACCGGGCCGCCCTGCTGGCTGTTGTTGGTCACGCCGTTGAACAGGAACGACGGTCGATCTTCCGGCCGCGCAAAGTCGGTCGGGCTCTCCTGGCCGACTTGTGCCTGCGGTGATTGCGTGAGCAGGCCAGCGACCCCGCCCAGCACCATCGACGCGCCCACGGTGACGAGGCTGCCGTAAGACAACCCGCCGATCAGCGGCGCGGCGAACGCTGCACCGAGACCGCCGGTCGCCACGATGGCCGCGCCGATCAGCACCGTACCGGCAATGATGCCGCCGATGCCCTTGCCATCACCGCCACCCGCCGCGCCGGTCGCGGGCACGAGATGGATCGGCATGTCGGGCACGTTCATGCCGAGCGCACCCGGTGGCAGCGCGTTTCGAATATGCGGCGCGCCGACCACGATCCGCCAGTTGCCCGCGCGCAGCGCCTGCCGCATGCCGGGCCGAAGCATGATCAGCGCGCGCACCGCTTCGGCCGGCGAGCCGACGTCGATCTGGAAGTGGCTGCCGTGTTGTCGACCGACTGCTCCGTAGACGAACACGTCGCGGATCATGGGTGGCGCAGCGCCAGCGAGACGTGGCGGATGTAGCGCGTGCGCGGCACGAAGCCCGAGAGCCGCGTCGGATCGACCGCGCGCTGACCGGCGGCATGCTGCAGGATCAACGTCTTGTCGTGCACCAGCGCGCCGTGCATCGGGACTTGATAGTTGAAGTTCATCAACAGCACGTCGCCGGGCTGGGTCGCCTCGCCGACGCCGATCTTGACGAAGCCCGCGCGCTCGAAGTTGTCGAGGTAGAGATTTTTGCCGGCGCTCCACCACGACCAGTCGCGCGGGCCATCGTGGAACACGATGCCCTTCTCCCGATACCAGTCGCGAATGAGCGAGCAGCAATCGTGCACGCCGTGGCGGAAGCCGCGGCCCAGCAACGGCGCTGGGGTGAGCATGTCGCCCCAATAGAAGAAATCGAACAGCGGCCAGCACATCACGAAGAACGGGATGCCGAGTTGCTGCTGATAGACCATGTCGGTTTCGGACGGGCAGCCGAGGCCGTCCGGGTGACTGTGAAAGAACGCCTCGGCCTGGGCGGCGCGCATCAAGTCGTCATCGGTCAACAGCACGTCGCGCTCGGGCGTGCGGCTGCGATTTTCGAGCGCGACATAGGCCCCGCCCTCGACGATGCCGACCGCCTCGTTGGGATAGGCGCTGCCGGTGTGCGCGATGGCGGCGTCGTGCACCTCGAGCGTCCAGCACGCCGGCAGCACGGGCGACAACGGCGCGAGCGCGGGCTTGAGGTTGTGTTGCATCACTTCACCTTTCCGACGCCGGGGAAGAACCGCGCCGGCAGAACGCCGAAGCGGCCGAAGCGCAGCGTGCAGCCGTTGAAGGTGCGCGAGCATTGATCGTTCTGCGCGCCCGTGCCTCGGTCGTTCACATCGAAGTAAGCGCCGCCGGTGTAGGGACAGGTTGCGTGGGTGTAGTCGAAAAAGCCGGCCGGGTTCCAGACGCGATAGACGTGGCTGCACACGTCGCGGAGGATTTGGCGACGCGGCAGTTGCGTGCCCTCTTGATCCATCCGGGTTGCCAGTTTGAACACGATGGTCGTGGCGTTGTGGCTGGTCTTTTGCGCCACCACGAAACGGTCGAGCGAGATGTACGCCATGTAGTTGGGCGTTGCGCCATCGTCGAGGAAGCGGCGCAGGGTCAGGATGCGATAGAGATCGGCCCCGATCAGGCCACGATAACTGTCGAGCAGCAGATTGCCGGCGCCGAAGATGTTGGAAATCGAAATGTTGGGCTGCGGGAACGCGCCCTTGGTCGTCATCTCGAAACCGTCCGCCTGCATCGGCAGCGGCGAGTAGAGTTGCCCGCCCCAATAGATGTCGGTGTCGGCGTCGGTGGCGCTGGTGAAGTAGAACATCTGCCCGCCAAGCTGGGTCGTGTCGAGCCAGTAGAGCGTGATCAGGCCCTCGGTGACGAGGATCTGGTCGCCCGTGAACGGGTGGTCCGCTGGCGCTGGCGCGTCGGTCATGGCGGCGGGAGCGGCTGCGGGTTGAATGAGCGCGTGAAGGTGGCCTTCAAGGTGCCGACGATGCCGGTGTCGAGATTGCGGTCCGTGACCGAGGCCGACCATGTGTCGACCGTCACCAGCACATAGTCGGTGCCATCGGGCGGCATGATGTAGAAGCCCGCCCCCGCCCACTCGGTCAGAAAATCGTCGAGCGTCTTCAACTCGTCAACCGAGGTGAACGGGAACGACAGGTCCCAAGCCGGCCGTGCCGGGTTGAGCCCGCGCGTCGCACGATGCACGTAGCCGTCGCCATAGTCGGCGGTGTCGACGGTGAGCTTGGTCGTGCGACCCGCGCCCGGCATCGGGCACCACGGCCAGAAAGGTTGCGGAGGATTTGCCATGTGACCCTCACGCGCTCTTGCGAACGTACAGCGTGCCGCCCGGCCGCTTCTCGTTGTTCACGACGTCGAGCACCGCGGCCTTGACCTTGCGGCTGAACTCGACCGCCTGGCCGGCATCGGCGGGCTGCTGACCGCCGCTCATGTTCAAGGTCACGCTCACGTCGCCGGAATTGCTGTTGGCCGGAAGGATGGTGCCGGCGGTGCCCGGCACGAAGGTCTCGGGGCCGCGCTCGCCCACGGTGTAGGCGCGCCCACCCATGACGGGGCCGCCATCGGCAAAGAACCCGCTAAACAGTTTCGTCAAAAAGCCCGCGCCTTGCGCCACCACCGCGCCGCCGCTTGGGCCTTGCGGCCCGCCGCCGGCCGCGAAGCCCGAGGCGTTGGCAGTCGGGTCGCCGCTCGCGCCGCTGATCAGCGCGTTGAACGCCGCCGTGGCGATCCAGCGCGCCGCCATGTCGGCCAGCATCGCCGCAAACGATTGCGCGAGCTTGGCGAAGTTGATCGTGCCGGTCGTCGCGAACTCGGAGATCGCCGACGACATGATCTGGAAGCTCGAGGTGAACAGTTGCTCGCCCTGCTTGAAGGACGTTTGGCTTTGCGACATCTGCAACGCCGCGTGAGCGAAGCCCGCGCCCATCTGGTCGAGCCCCGTGCCGAGGCCCTTGTTGACTTCGGCCTGCAGCGCGGCCGCGTCGGTCGCGTCTTTGGTGGCTTGCGTGTAGGCGTCGGTGTTGATCTTGCCGTCGGCGTAAGCCTTGTTGAGGTAGTACATCGTGTCGGCCAGCGCCTTGGTGCCGTCGCTGTACTTCGTGTTGATCTGGTCGGCCTGCTGCTGCGTTTGCTTGAGATCGTCGAACTGGAATTTCGCCTGCACCAGTTGCTCGACCAGCGGCTTAAGCTGATCGCGCTGGGCGATGGGAATGTCCTTGAACTTCGCCATCTCAAGGCCGACGTCCTGCGCCGCCTTGGCGATGCGCTCGGCCTCTTTGGTCGGCAGATTGCTCGACGCATTGAACGCATCGATGCCGGCCTTGGTCGCGGCAAGCTCCTCATTGAGCCGCTTCACCGCCTCGGCATACTTGTCGACGCCGGTCGCCTTCGCGGTCGGGAAGTTGTTGAAGCCGCCGCGCGGTGCCGTGACCGTGGTCGTTGGCAGCACCGGCGTGCCGCCGGTCTCGCCGACTTGCGGCGACATGCCCTCGCGGAACCGCTTGAGCGCCAGCAGCTTGTCTTGCACCCCGTTCTCGAAGTCCTTGGCGTTGGCAGCGCCGAACAGGCCGCGCAGTTTGCCGATCAGGTCGGTGAGCACGATGTCGCCCACCATCCCCCATTCGGTCCACGCCTTGATCATGTCGTGCACCCAGCCGGTGCCGCTCGACAGCCAGTCGACGAGCCCCTTCAACTCGTCGTTGGTGCGCGTCACCATCAAGGCGAACTGATCGCCAGCGGTGGTCGCGGCATCTGTCGAGCCCTTCAATCCCGCCATCGCCTTGCCGATCAGGTCGATGGTCTGCTGGATCGCCGCCACCAGATTGGGCGAGAAGAAATCGTTGATGGTGATGGCGGCTTCGGCCTTGGCCTTTTGCTTCGCCAGCAACAGCGCGTCGGAGAACGCATCGAAGCGCTTGATCACATCGTCGGGAATGATGGCGTCGGCATACTTGGCGCGCAGTTCGTCCGCCCCGGCCGCCAGTTCCTTGAGCGCCGGGATGGCATCGCGCCCCGACTTGCCCATGAACGTCGAGGCGAGCGCGACACGTCGCGCGGGATCTTCGACCTTGAGGATGGCGGCGGCAGTGCGCTGCACCACGTCGGCCATTTCGGCCGCGTTGCCCTTGGCATCGATCAAGCCGACGTTGAGTTGCTTGAAAAAGTCGATGGCTTCCTTGTTGCCCTCAAGCGCCGTGCCGACCGTGCGCGCCGCCTTGCCCAAGAGCGCGCCCGCCTGATCGGCCGCCACGCCCGACTGCTGCAGGGCGACGGTGAACGCCTGCATCTGTTCGGCGCCGAGCCCCATCGTCTCGGCCTTTTCGCCGAGATCGCCCACCTCCTGCACAAGCTCGCGGATTTTATCGATGCCCTGCTCAATCGAGAAAATCCCGATGGCGGTTTTCAGGAGATCGCCAACCTTCTCGACGGTGTGGCCGAAGCCCTCGACCACCTGGCTCATGTCGCTGAAGTCCTTGCGGACCTTGGCGACATCGGCGGCGACATCGATCAGCAGCGAGGCAACCTTGGCGGCCATGTTGCCTCCCCTATTGCTTGATCACCGCGCGCATGCGCTCGGCAATGGTGCGCGGCTCGACGGGCTTCTCGACGCTGCGCCCGAGCACGAAGAAATCCTTGGGCGCGTAAGTCGGCGAGCCCTTGCCGGCCCACGCATTGGCCACCAGCGACATCAACATCGCGTTGTGGATGTCGGCGAGATCAGCCGGCAGCGGATGACCTTGATTGACGAACAACTGCCAATCGACGAACTCGGCGATGGGCATGTCGCGCTCGATCTCGGTCACGGTGCGCCCGAGCGCCAGCGCCAGCCGGTGCAGGAAGAACCGCTCGGGCTTTAGTGGGAAGGGTGATGCTCCCCCGCGCCGTTGGTCGTGATCGGCTGGCTGGGCGCGCGCGAGTTGACCTCCTGCGCGCCCGTGATCAACGGCAGGATGTCGGGCGTGTCGCACATCGGCCACGCCATCACGGCGCGCCAGTCCGCGAACACCTTCTCGCCGTTGTCGAGCCAGAACGCCGACGCGGCCAGGACGACCGACGCGGCGGCGTAGTTGTTGCCGCCCGTGGCCGTCCGGACATCGTTCATTTCGAAAGCGGCCTCGCAGCCGCACTGCCGAAGCTCGACAGTGCGACCCGCCAGCGGCAACTCAATCGTTCGTGCCATCGATCACCTATGCGCTGGGCTGCGCGGCCAGTGTCGTCGGCCCTTGCATGAGCGGCGCTTCGACCGCGACCATGGTGGGATCGATCGGCAGGTCGGTGATCGGGCCCGAGATGTTGCCGCCCACGGTGTAGGCGATCGCCTGATCGACGCCGACGCGCACGTCGAAGCTGTTCACGCTCGCCTTGAACATGAAGCCGCTGCCGTCGTTGAAGATGCACTTGAAAACCACGTTCTGCCCCGAGCGGTAGAGATCGCGCAGGGTCTTTTGCATCGGATCGGCGGCGTCCCAGAAGCCCGTTGCTTGCCACGTCGAGACGGCCGGCAAGCCGCTGATCGTTTCGCGCGCGGTATCGCAAAGCGTGGTGACATCGATGGTCGTGCCGGCGGGCGACGTGAACGTGAGCGTCGCCATGCAGCTTTCGCCAAACGTCACCTCCGACAGCGTGCCCAGCGTGGCGGCGTTCAACTCGCCCGTGGTGTCGCTGCCGACAAGCTCAACGGTGAACGGGTCGGCGCTCGACACATCGCCCACGGCGAACGGCCGCCCGTCGAGCGAGCGCCAGCCGAAGCCGTTCGGCACGACGACATCGCCCTCGACGATGCCCGCAGGTGCCGCAGCGAATGTGATCTCGGCGGGCGCTGCCTTGCTCGCAGCAGTCGCGGCAGCGGTCGGCGCACCGGCCGCAGATTGCACGAAGAATTTCGTGCCCTGGCTCGACAGTCTCATGGATAGCTCCCTTACTTGGTGAGTTGAGCCGCCTCGCGTTCGGTCTCGGCGTTGAACACCTTGGCGAACTGATCGATGGCGGCGTTGTCGGTGGCGTCGAACGCGGGCACGACCCACGGCATCGCGGGCACCGCGCCGCGATTGGCTCCGCTCTTTGTCGAGCGCTGCGCGGTTCCCTTCTCGAGGAAGCGCCAGTAGAAGGCCGCCATCTCCGTGGCGTTGTTGAGCTTGGCCTTGCGATGATGGCGCACGAGCCGGGCGACCTTGGTGTTCCCCGACACGTCGACCGGCCGCATGATGATCTTGCCGGTGATCACGTTGGCCTTGCTCGACACGCTGATCGCCTGCGAGCGCACCAGAAGCCCGGTGATCCTGTGACGCGGCCCGCCATAGGTGGTCGACTTCACGGCGGCGGCGATGATCTTCGTGGCAGCGCGCACCGCCTTCCGCGCCACCCGCTTCTCGACGGCGTCGGCCATGTCCTTGAGGTTCGCTACTGCTTTGGCGATGCCGACGATGCGCATGCCGCCGTTAGCCATCGGGCGTCCCTCGCCAGTCGGCCGCGCCCGTCACGGGCACGGGCTCGACGCGACGCGACCACACGACGTAGGGCACGACGAAGGCGAGCCGCCACCATTCGCCGTCCGCCATCGGATCGATGTCTTGCGGCCCGACGACGCCGCGAAATTGCAGCGTGTTGTCGGTCGTCATGTAGCCGTGGAAGATGTCGCGCAGCGCGACCACGGCGGCGTCGAGCCCTTGCGATCCCGTGCCCGACTTGGCGAACAGAGCGGCGATGATCTCGCCCGCTTCGTCGACGTGCGGCGTGCCGCCCAAGCTCACATCGGTTCGCGCCGTCGAGGTCAGCAGCGCCGAGCCCCACGTGTCGGGCAGGCCGTCCGTGACCACGGCGAGGTTGATCACCTCGACGAACAGCGGCAGCGGCGGCGAGTTGGCGCGCCAGCGCGCGATGAACTGGTCGAGCGGCTTCATTGATGGCCCCCGCGCAACAGCAGCTTGAGCACGACGGGCGCGCCGCCATAGGCGGGTGCGGCCCGCCATTCCTCGACGGTGTAGTTGGCCGCCATCGGCCCGGCGGTGCGCACCTTGTCGAACTTGAGCGGGCGCGGCCGCGCGGGAAACGCCAGAGCGAACGCCGACGCATCGACCACGCCAAGCTGGTCGGACTGCAGCGCAGCGCCCCACGTGTCGTCGACGCCGGTCATGCCGCGAATGAACATCTTGACCGACACGGTGCCGCCGCCGTCCGGCTGTTCGTAGTTGACCGCGTCGCCGAAGAAATTCACCAGCGAGCGCCACGCCTCCGCTGCGATGTCGACGCCGGTGCTCATGGCGGTGGTGCCGGTGCTGGGACCGCCTCGGTCGTGGGCTGGCCCTCGTTGCCGATGCGCACGCGGTGATCGATGTAGAGGTCGAGCATGTTCACGTACGGCCCCAACAGCGGATCGCTGGTGCCGCCGCCCGATTTCGCGGCGCTCGTCACGAACAGGTTTGCCTCGGAGAGCTTCACCTGGCCGACGTCCGCCACGGTGATGTCGCTGATGGCACCCATCAGCCCTGCGCCCGCGCCGCCGGCTTTCTTCGTCGCCCACAGCGGCTGGATTGCGCCAAGCACCACTTCATAGAGATCGGCGGGAATGTCGGCCCACCCGGCGGTGTACGTGATGCGCGCTTGGCTCTGGCGCAGCGTCTGCGACAGATCGTGCACCCACGAGTTTTCGATCAGCGTGAACAATTTGCCGGTGCGCGCATCGAAGCGCACCACGGCGGCGTCGCTCGCGTTGCCGTGCATGATCACGTCGTCAATCGACACGACGGGAAAGCAGCGCAGAAACACCGAGCCGCGCGGCGGATAGTGCAGCATCGGCGGTTCCATGTAGTAGCGATGCGTGGTGACGATGTTGCCCCAATCGTCGGCGAACTTTTGCGGCGGCGCACAGAGCGCGCGCGAGGTGTACGCCTCCATGCGCGCCCAAATGCCGGCGATGCGTCGGTTCAGCCAATCGTCGCTCAAGTCGTCGGTGACGCCGAGATCGCCCTTGATCTCGTCGAGGATGTCGGGCGCGCTCATGCCGGCACCAGATCGCGCAGCAGATTGGCGACCAGCGGCTTGATGGTGCCGATCTCGTGACCGTTTTCGAACAGCGTGCCGTCATCGTCGAGCTTGAACGACACGGCGCGCGCGGTCTTGCCCGTGACCTTGATCCAATGGCCGTCGTTTTCCGCCCCGTTCGGCATGATGCCCTTCGAGGCTTTCGCGGCCTGCCAGTCGCCGAAGCGCAGCACGCGGTCGCCCTCGACGTAGTCGACATCGGGCAGCCAGAAGCCGCGCGCAATCGGCACGGCGAAATCGCGCTCGGTCTCGACCGTCGTGCCGTCGCTCAACTCGACGCGCAACGTCATGTGACGATCATCGGCCCATGTGAAGCCGACCGTGGCGATGCCGACCAGCAGCGGCAGCCAAGCGTCGGTCGGTGGCTCGTCGCTGGTGTCGCGACGCGCGCTGAAAAGCCCGTTGCGATGACGCACCACAGCGCCCGCAGCGTGTCGGCCCGCGACCCAGATCGGCGGCGGCACGAAGGGCGGCAACGCCTTCTCGGCGACCATGCGCTCGATGTCGGAGCGGAACCGTTCGAGGTGTTCGCCCAGCACGTCGGCGACCAGCGTGTCGAGATCGGCGCGGTTCATGCTGCCCTCCGTAGACGTTGATCCAGCAGCAGGCGCACGCGCGCCGGACTGATCGATGCGCCCTCGCCCGTGTCGGGCGCTGGTGTGGGCGCGGGGTCGGCCGGCTCGTTTTCGGCTTGCGACAGCGGCACGTATTGCATCTGCACGCGCGGCTCATCGCCGCCTTCGACCGGCGGCAAGCCTTCCTCGGCGCGCACTTCGTTCGCTGCCAGCCAGCCGCCGTTCAGGCCCTGCGCATAGGCGGCATATCGAATGTCGATCTCGGTGCGCAGCATCGCCGACAGATCGAAGCGGATTTGATATTCCTGCTCGAAGCCGAAGGCGTATTCGAAGCGCTGCTGGATCGCTTCGAGGTGGCCGGACAAGCACCCGGTGAGATAGGCGCGCGTCAACATTTCGGTGTTGCGGTAGGTCACTTTGGTCATGTCGCCGAGCATGAACGTCGGCACCCGGAACACGCGCGCCACGTCCTCGACGCTGTAGCGCAACTGTTCGATCAGTTGCGCGTCCTGCGCCGTGATGGTGAGCGGCTGCCAGCGCATGCCGCCGCCCAGCAACGCGGTCTTGCCGAACTCCTGCCCGCGATAGCTTTCGTCCCACTCCTGTTTGTAGCGCTTGGCGAGATCGTCGCTGATGTGCTGATCGCTCGACAGCAGGCCGGACGGGCGCGACGAGTTGCCGAAAAACTGTTGGCTGTCGCGCAGAATTTGCAGGCCCAGGCCGCTCGACGCCGACGCGGCGAAAATCGGCGTGACGCCCAGCAGCGGATAGCCCGGCATGAGCGCCAGTCGATGGTGGATCATGTCGCGCTCGGGGACGACGGTGTTGGGCACCAGCCCGGCCAGAAAATCCTCGCCGCACTCGTAGAAGATTTGCCCGTCGTCGTTCAGCAGCGGCTTCACCCGATACGGGTTGAGCACGTGCAACTCGGTGGGCTCGCCGCGCCCGTTGCGCCGGCTGATGTAGCAATAGGTATTGCCCTGCAGCAGATACGATTGAACGAACGCCAGCAGGAAGTCCGCGCACGTCTGGAAGTTGTTGGGCCGGCGGAACAGTTGCACGTAGTAGTCGCGGCGCTGCAGCGTGCGCGCGCCATCGTCGAGGTCGACTTGGAAAATCTGGATCGGCAGCTTGGCGATGTCGGTCGCAATCGTGTTCACGCACGCATAGACCGCCGAGAAGGCGACCAGCTCCAAGCCACGATGCGCGCCGTTGCGGTTCATTTGCCACGCGCCGATCTGGCCGCGATCACCGTTGCCCCACGGTGGCGAGGGCCACAGCCAGCCCGCGCCGCGCGACTGCCCGGTGGCGCGCAAGATCGTGTGGGCGAGCATGCCGCCCATCCGCTGCAGGAGCGTCGGACGGTCAGCCATCGGTCGGCTCGCGCTCGACCGGCCGCGCCATGTTGAGCGCGCGCATGTCCGCCGCTTCGGCCTTGGTCATCGTCACGACTTCGCCCGTGCGAATGAAGATGCCGCGATGCTTGAAGCCGGCAATCGCCTGCACCTCGATCTCGTGGGCAGCGGGCTTGATGCGCTTCGCCATTCGTGCCTCCCAAAAAAGAGGGAGCGCGGGCCCCCAGAAAAGCCCGCGCTCCCTTTCAAAAGACGACGCGCACGGAGTGAGCGCGCCGCCCCCTCTTACGGTGCCGGGAAGCCGGTGATTTCGACGATGCCGGCGGCGCGGCGCATCATCCAATAGATGAAGCGCTCGGCTTTGATGCCCAGCAGGTTCTGTTGCCAGAACGAGACGAGCGGCGTGGGCGGCGTCGCCGGCGCGCTGTCCATCTGCACCGATGCCTCGGTCGAGGTATCGATCAGCACCTCGCCGTCGTCGGCCACCATCAACTGGGTTTGCTCCAGCAGATCGATGACGCCCGCCGGCACGTTGCCCGACGTGATGACCGGGATGCCCATGAGGTTCTGGCTCGTGCCCTGCGACACCGCCTCGGTCGAGCCGCCGCCCGGCTGGATGCCGCCGGTCGATCCCATGCCCATGCCGGGGAACGCGAACACGTCCTGAGCCGTGCGCAGCGTGGCAAGGAACATCGAAACGGTCGGCGACATCAGCCACACCGGCCGCGTCAACGGGATGTTGTTGGCGACGTTCGTCATGTAGAGCATGGCGGTGGCGAGATCGGTGGTGACGTCCGCGACGGTCGAGCCCGTCGACGGCACCTTGTGCGCCGCGTTGGTGATCGATGCCGGGCGCACGCCAGCAATGGCGGTCACGGTATCGTCCAGCAACTGGGTGTCCATGAACTGCGCGATGGTGGCGAGCATGTCATCCCGCACCAGCATTTCGGCGCTGGGCGTCGAGAAGCGCGCGAGCTCCTGTGTGATGACGACGATGACCGCGATTTTCGCCCACGGGATCGTCACGTCATCGAAGCTCAATCGGCTGACAGGCTTCGAGAGCCCTTCGCCGACCCACCCGGCCGACGCGCCCGCCGTCTGTCGCGGGATCTTCACGTTGAACGGCACCGTCCGATAGCCGCTCAACCGGCCGAAGATGGTGAGCGGCCGCAGGAGGTCGATAAATTCCTGCACCATCACCTGATAGACGATCAGTGGCGATGCCCATGCCGGGTCGGTGGTGGTGCCCGTCGCGACCGCCGCACGCTGCAGCCACGCGGCCGGGTCGTTGGTGTTGCCGATGGTCGCCGCATGGCGCAGCACCTGCATCACTTCCGGCGTCTCGTGCTCCCAGCGCTTGGCGATCTCAAGCGCCTGCATGAGATTGCCCTTCGACAGCGCGAGCGCGCCGACGAAGCGGGTGAACGTCTGACCGGGGAACGTCTTGAACTTCCGCGCGTCGGCAGTCGCCGGCAGCAGCGGGTTCGGTGCCGGGCGCGCCGTGCTCATGGCCTGGCGCTCGGCTTCCTCGAGGCGGACGACTTGCGCATCGATGTCGCGCACCTCGCCCTGATCCTTGTCCCATGCCTTCTGTTCATCCTCGGTGAACAGCCGATTGTCGTTGGCTACCAGATCGGACAGCGCCGTCATGGCATCCATGTGCGCGTTGCGCTTTTTGCGCAGCGCTTCGATGTGCTTTCGCATTGGTCGTCCCCCTACCCAGCGCGCAGCCGGGCGAGTGTGAGTGAACGACGCCGGCTCTCCGCCGCGACCCGCGCTAATGCGCTGGGCTCGTGGTGGAACAGTCGACGGATGGTCGTGTCGCTGGCGACCGACCGAGCGAGGGCGAGCGCCGCCGGATTGGCCGGCACGGGCACCACGCTGTTTTCCAAAAGCTCTTGGCCGATGAACTCGTAGCCGGTCGGCCATCCTTCGTGTTCGGGATCGTCGTCGGCCCAGATCGCCTTGGGCATTTCAGTCGGCAGGAAGCCGACCGACATGGCGCGCAGTGCGCCCGCGTCGACGATGCGCCAGATTTCATCGGCGAAGTCCGACACGCCTGCCGGCAGGAACGTCGCATCGGCAATCAACTGCGTGCCCTCGACGCGCACGTCGGTCGTGCCAATCGGCGGCTCGCGGCTGTTGTGCCCGAACAGCATCACGGGATTTTTCTTGTACTGCGTGAGGTCCCAGCCGGACGCGCGGATGATGTCGCCATAGCGATCGACGGTCTCGTCGCTGGCGACGAAGGAGATCGTGCGCGGCTTGTCGGCCGACTTCTCGATCTCGGCGGCACGATAGACGCGCTCGCCCTTCTGCGGTGCTTCACGCTTCATGGCGTCCTCCGGGGCTGGCGTGCGACGGGCGCGGGCTTGGCCGATGTCACTCGATTGCGATTGCGCGCGGGCTTCGCCGACTTGTTGATCGTGCGGCTGCCTCGCATGTCGCTCGTCATCGAGCCGTGCACGCCGCGTGGGCGCGCGCTTCCCTGTTTCGTGGGCATAGGTTTCCCCGATGTTGTGGTGGGCAACGTGGTGTTACAGTCGCGAGCGAAAGGAGACCGCCTATGAACTTCGCTCACTTGCGATTTGCCGATGACGTGTTCGCCGTCGTGCAAGCGCTGCAGGCGGTGCGGCCGATTGCGGCGAAGGATGCGCGCGAGGTGTTCGACGGCGCACCCGAAGGCTGGTTCGTTGTGGTGATGCAGATTGATCAGCCGCTCGACATCATCCGCATCGTCAACAAGGTGACGCGCGCCGGCCCGTTCGATGACGGTCTACTGAGTGCGCAAGTCGAGCCCGAGGGCGATCACTACGTCGCCACGTTTCCCAATCTGCGCGGCCATCGGCAGACGGTGCACTAGTCGTCGAATTGCAGCAGCGCGGCGATCACGAAGCAGAGCGCGGCGGCCCACAGCAGCCAGCCCAAGATGCAGCCGAGCTTGATGTCGGATTGCAGCGGTCGACGCGGCGGCGTGCGCTCGACCCGCACAAAGCAGAACGTGAGCGCGGCGAAGCCCAAGACGCCGAACGCGATAGCGGCCTTGGTCGCTGCACTCATGGTCGTCGCCTCGTGACTAGATGATGTGCAAGCTCGGCTGCGCGGCGTTGTCGAGGTAGCGCCCTATCGCCATGATCAGCGCGCACATGCCATCGATGCGCCCGGTCGACTGCGCCTTGTGTGGCATTTCGTTGAGATTTTTGTCGCGCTGCACTTTCAAATTCGACGCCATCACCCGCAGCACCGGATTATCGCCGTGGTCGAGGCGACGCCCTGCCAGCAGCGCGCCCAACTCCTTCGTCGGCTCGCTGTACGACCTCGAGCCCTGAATAAACTCCGCCATGTTGACGCCGTGGCTCTGACACTCGACGGACATCTGGGTCGCGTTCCACGGGTCGAACCCGATCGATCGGATGTTGAGGCGCTTGGCGTCGGCCAGGACGGCGTCGCGGATCACGCCGTGATCGATGACGTTGCCGGGCGTGCTTTCGATCCAGCCCTCGTCGACCCACTGGCGATACGGCATGCGGTCGCGGTCGGCGCGCTCCTCGATGGTGTCGCTCGGCATCCAGAAACGACAGGCGATGTGGTGGATGCCGGCCGCGTCGGCGGCGTAGAGCTTCACATAAGCCGAAATGTCGATCTTGCTGCTGATGTCGAGGCCGCCCCACACGTCGCAGCGGTCGAGCTTGTCAGGATCGAACGGGCCGCGGCTGTTTTCCGCCCACTGATCCATGTCGATTGCGCGCTCGGTCATCGGCGAGCGCACGTTCAGCCGCAGTCGCTTGAACGCCGCCAGCGCACCGGGCGAGCGTGACGCCTTGGCGGCCTGCCGTTCGAGGTCGTCGAGCTTCACCGATATGCCGATGTTGGGATTGGCTTTCGCCCACGCGATGGGATCGTCCCACTTGTCGTCCTTGTCGATGGTGGCGATGAACGCAAAGCAGGCGTCATCGATCACCGTGCCTTCCAGCACCTTCACGGCGTAGTCGTTCTCCTGGCTGTAGACGCTCTCCGGGTCGTCATCGCCCGCCGTCGTGATGATCCACAGCAGCGGTTGCCGGCGAGCGCCGAGCGCAGTGTCGAGCACGTCGAGCAGCGCGCGCGTCCGATGGCGGTGCAATTCGTCGATCAGCACGCAATGGGGATTGAGACCGTCGAGCGTGCGACTGTCCGACGACAGCGGCTCGAATTTCGATGACGTATGCTCGACGTTGAGGTTGAGCTTGAACCGGGCCACGGCGTTGCGCAGCGTCGGCGACGCCGCCACCATGCGCTTCGCCTCGTCGAAAATAATCCGCGCCTGTTCGCGCTTCGTGGCCGCCGCGTAGACTTCGCCGCCGGGCTCGCCGTCACACACCAGCATGTCGAGCCCGACGCCCGCCAGCTTGGTCGACTTGCCATTTTTGCGCGGCACTTCCTCGTAGACCCAGCGGAAGCGTCGCGTGCCATCGGCGCGCTTCCAGCCGAACACGCTGCCGATTGAAAACTTTTGCCAGCCCGACAGGTGCACCGGCTTGCCGCCCCACTCGCCTTTCGAGTGGCGCAGGAAGCGCGGATAGAACCCGATGCGATGTTGAGCCGCTCGACGATCCCACTTCAAGCCGCGCGCGGGCCCCTCGATCAGGTCGCGCAAGTGTCGCTCACAAGCGAGCTTGATATAGCGACACGCGACGATCTCTCCCGAGACAACCGCACGCGCCCAAGCTGTCACTTCGTCTTGTCCCGCGCGCTCTGCTGCGCTCGGTTTTGCGCTCCCGTAAGCCGGCGTGCGTTTTAAGTGCGACACTTTGCGGCGTGGTTTCATGGGATGGGTGCCGACGGCTTAAGCCGCCTCTCCTAGATTGAGTGCTCGTCAACGCGCTGTTGCGTTGATTAACACCCAAGAGGAACTACAAATGGCTACGAAGACTGACACGACGAAGACCGCTCCCGTTGCCCCCGTTGCTGCTGCCCCCAAGGCCGCAGTGAAGAAAGCCGCCAAGAAAGTCGCGACGAAGAAGGCCGCAGCAAAGCGCGCACCCCGCGCGAAGCCCGATCCGAAAGTCGTGGCCGAAGCTGTCGCGCTGCTCAAGACGAAGAAGGGCGCGACTTACGCCGAGATCGCTGCAGCGCTCAAGCTCAAGTCTAAGGGTGACAAGCCGCATCAGTCACCCGCAGCGCAAGTCCGCGCGCTTGTGCGTGATCGGGTGCGCATCGCGCACGAGATCACAGACGGCGACTATGATGCCGAGCGCGGCGGTCAAGTCTATCTGATCAAGTAAGCAATCCCCCCGACTGCAAAGCCCCCGCTCAACGGGGGTTTTTTTTGGGCTGCGTCGCGCGCGTCACGCTCTGCCCCCTATTCCCTAGCTCGGGATATATCAGTTGAGCTTGTCGGGCTTCTCGTCGAGATAGGCCGCGAGATCGCCCGAGATCAGCGAGCCCCGAGGCCCGATGTCCCCGTGCGGGGCTGCTGCCCCCAGATGCGCGCGCGCTGCTGGCGAGAACCCGATCTCGCCGCACGTGCGCAAGATGATCTGCGCTTGCGCGTTCATCACTCGCATATAGGGGTTGATCCCGACGCTGCCGTCCGAGCGCTGCACGACTTGCCCCAAGCGGGCGACTTCGCGCGCTGCCCTGCGGTGCTCGACGTTCGCCAGACACCACACGATCATCACATCGCGATCAGTCCCCGATAGCAGCCCCATCGGCGCATGGTCGACCGCGTAGCGCCACGCCGCGCGTTGCTCGTCATCGAAATCATCCGGGCAGGCCCAGAGATCGCCGACGCCGGGCGGCTCGTCGGGGATCGGCCGATGTGCCGGATTGCCGCGCAACTTCACAAGCGCTGCTGGTGTATTCGGTTTGGTTCGTGCCATTGTCCCGCCCCCTCACAACGTGGTGTTGCCAACGATGGACAAGACGCCCCCTCTTTTCGTGCCACTCCGTGCAGAATATTTCCGCGCCTTCGCAGAGGGCAGCAAGACCGTCGAGTGGCGCAAATTCGGCCCGCGCTTCAACGATAAGACGCTCTATCGCGGCCGCTCCATCACGCTGTCCAACGGCTACTCGGGCGCTCGCCTCTATGGTCGCATCACGGCGCTTGAGCTTAAGCCGGCCGAGGCGGTGCCCCATGCCGGGACGATTTACAAGCCGAAGGACTTGTTGGTCGGCATTCACGTCAAGTTGATCTCGCTCAAGCCGCAGCCTCCGCAGCGCTCGTGAGCCCGGCCGCCGCCGCCTCGTCTTTCGTCGAGGCTTCGCCGCAGTAGGAAAACACCGCGTTGGGCCGGCCGCCCATCGTGCCGCCCTGGCCGAGCGCCGAGCGCGACACGTTGCCCTTGAGGCCCGGCTTGCTTTCGAGCTTCCACACTGTCGAGTGATCGAAGGATCGGATCAGCGCCGGGTGCGCCGGGTATGTGCGCAATTCGAGCCCGGCCGCGCGATAGAGCCCGCCCAGCTTGTCGACCAGCGCGAGCGCGAGGCCAAGTCCCTGCCAATCGGGCAGCGTGACGAGGCGAGACACGCCCTTGATGTCGTGTCGCGCTCGGTGCGGCCGATGCAGCACGCCAGCGAACGCGGTCGGGCGCCCCTCGACGAACAAGCACCAGCAGGCCGCCGAGCGGTGGAGCTCGCGCGTCAGATAGTGAAACGGAGCGAATAGGTCCCACGTGCGGATGCCGACGCGCCGTAACTCGACCGCCACGGCTGGTCGTCGTTGAACCGACCTCCATTGGAAAGTCATCGTCGCCGGCTCAAGCACCCAATCGGGCTGCAGCCATTCGACGATGTCGTAGTGGCACGACGCCGCCACGAATTGCTTGCCGTTGCGCCGCACGGCTTTCTGGACGGCGTGCGCGCCGATCTGCGCGACTTGCCTGTCCACGACGCTGGTGAACTCGTCGACGACAATCGTGCCTTCGATCTCGAGGATGCGCCGCGCAAGGTCGACGCGGAACTGTTCGCCATTCGACAGCACGGCGTGCGGCCTGAGCCACGCCGGGATCGTGTTGAAGCCCACGGCCTGACATGCGGCGGCGATCTCCCTCATGGCGAGCGTGTTGTCGAAGTCGTCGACCACGCTCGGCTTGCCCCAGATCAGCGACGGCATTGCGCCGAATATGCTGCGCAGGATCGTCGACTTGCCCGAGCCCGATGGCCCGACGATCAGGCCGACCGACCAATCACGCTCGTCTATCGGCAACTCGCCCTTCCATGTGAGCCGCACCGCTTCGGCGGACGGCACATCGAACATCGCCTCAAGCTGGCGAGCGCGCGCCGACTGCGAAAGTTGGCTTTCGACCGCGAGATCGATGCTCGGCATTTCAGTCGCCTTTCCAGATCAGCGCACGAACGGCGCAGTCCTTGGCCTCCAAGAGCTTGCGCAACGCCACGGTGCGCTCGGGATTGCGCGGCAGCGTGTCGACGATGATTGTCGCCAGCGCGTGGAACTGGATCGACACGTCCTGCAGCTTGGGCGGCAGGTGCGCGTATTCAAAGAACTGCAGCATGGGATCGCTCATCGTCCGCTCTCCATCACGAGATCAATGCTCGACATCGCAGTCCATCCCGTTCGAGACGTTCAAGCACCTCGCGTTGATGTTGCTCCGACGTGCACGTGATCAGCACCGAATAGCCGAGACCATCGCCCAACTGCATCGAACTGTCGCCGGCCGACGTGGCTCTGCGCAGCGCCTGCTCGACCGATTTCTTTTCGAAGCCAATCGACTTGAGATCAACGCCCAGCTTCTGCAGCGAGCCGATTTCCAGCGCCAGCAGGTTCTTATCCCACGCGCTCAAGTCGTGCAGCCGATTGTCGGCGATCAGGAAGCCACGCTTGTCCTCGTCCGACCAGTTGACCGTCACAGCCACGGGCACCTGGCCCATGCCGACCTTGAGCGCCGCTTGCACCGCGCCGTGCCCGGCGATGATCGTGTCGTCCTCATCGATCAGCACCGGCTTGGCGAAGCCGAACTGTTCCAGCGACGCCGCCAGCATGTCGATTTGGCGCGCGGTGTGCCGCCGGGAATTTTTTGGATGGGCTTTCAACACCGCCGGGTCGCGCATTTCCCCGGTGCGCACCCACGGCTCGTCGCCGTGCTCGGGCAGCGCGGGCTTGGCGGCAACGCGGCGCGGCTTCGAAGTCATCGGGCGATTTCTCCGAAAAACGCGATGGAAAAAGCGGCGC